CACTCATAACTTGACAACTCAGTAATCCTAACAGTTTTAGGACTCAGGATGTCATCGTTACCAGCAATCAGGAACTGCTCAGTATCACTAAACAGCACAAGACCAGCACTGCTAGGTCTCACATAGCGCAGGTTAACTGGTTTAACCGATGAAGCGTTGACATCAATAGGATCATCATCGCTTACAGTCAAAGCAGTAGTAGCAAAGAAGTTGAAGTAATCACCAGCTTTACTAAGAATAACTGCTTCGTTAGAAAGAAATCCTAAGCGGTTACGATAGAAGAACAGGTTGTTGATTGTTGTACCAACAAAACTAGGATCAGGGTTAGTTTCAAGATCACCAATGTTACGATCTTCCCAAGTGATAGGACCAAAGGTAAAGGAACCATCGGCGTTGCGTACCAACTGGTGAGGAAGAGTAAGAGGATCTAATTGAAAAGTAATGCCCCAAGCATTTGATTCTTCCCAAACACCTGGACCATTGGTTGCACCATCATCAGCAACAAACTCAACGTACATGTCATCAGCGTCAATATCAACACTGTTGACAACCTTCACCTTGTAACCGTCGTGACATTGCAAAGGCAAATCAGCAACGTTAGAGACTGACTCAGTAAAAGTGAATACAGAGTCTTCACCAGGACCGCCTACAGCAGTAATAGTAAATGCTGCATCAGCAGTGATGTACATACCAGGACCAACTGCAGTAGCAGTGAAGGTGGTAGTACCAAACGTTTGACCATCAATGGCAGTTACAAACGCAGCTATCAGCGCATCAGCATCACTAGGTCCATTGACACTAGCCCGTTCAGTCCCATCCAAAAAGATCTTGTAATGACCTTGACCAATAACCTTCGTAACAAAGAAAGCTTCGTTAGGACGTGCAGCAGTGGTAGTAGTTTCCATTGCCACAGTCTTTGCTTTATTCAAAACAAAGGTGTAATCGTTCAGGGTGAGAACTTCAATGTCATCAGCAGTAGCACCGTTGAGATAACCATCAGCAGGAATCGCAGTAATAGCACAGTTACTAATCTCCGCGTTAAGGTTAGTTAGAGCAGTGGCTTCTGCAGTTACAGCATTGTCGTAGTTGGTCTGAGCCGTGTCCATGGCAGTCTGAGCATTACTCAGATCTGTTGCATCATGGGTAGCAGCTACAGTCAGAATAGCTTGGTAGACACGATAACCTTGAGAAGCAATCAGAGGGTACTCATCAGTAAACTCAGTGCCAAGAGCATAGTTAGCAGGCAGAGTCGTAGCAGTACCAACAACAGTATTGTTGTTCTTTACAATGTAAACGCCAGTAGCTCGAAGAAGAATACCTGATTTAACAGTCTGTTCAATTTCACCTGGATTATCATACTCATACTGTACTTCAAACAATGCCTGTTGAGTAGCATCTTGACCTGCCAATACCTCAGCGTAATCAGCTTGAGCAGCATGAAGCTCAGCTAACCGAGTAGCAGTCGTATCAACAGCAGTGTTGTAAGCATCCAGATCAGTTTGATAATTAGTCAGGTTACAGGTACCTGGAACACCTGTATCATCTCCCATATCAACAACACGTGGGGAACCATCAGTCAGGTCCCACACACGGAATACGTTGTCATCATATTGAGCGACGTATTTTTCCTGCGGATCCCTAAGGATTGAAAACCACTTACCATCAGGAGTAGCGCCTTCAAGATCAGCTTGGAATTGTCCGCCTGGGCGCTTGAGTAGACCAAGTGCATAGTCTGGAAAAGCATTAACACAATCCCGCAGTTGTCCAGGAAACTTACGGTTATCAGGTTGTTGTGAAATGCCTAAGAGGAAGTTGGGAATCCTTTGGGTTACAGTACTCATCGCATCAATGCTTGGAAAGGTTGATAGCTATTGTAATAATTTCTTCCATCACTAAATCCAAACATAGAATAGTCGCCTTGATTACAATCGTATTCAATAGCAGCAGCTCGTGTTTGAAGTTCTTGTTCTTGAAGAAGACCGTTCAGCTCTCGGTCGCCAACCATTTTGGTAGCACACATCCGAGCTGCTCGGGCAGTAATATAAGCTTGAATTGCAGGTGGAACGTCAGTGAAATCAAAGTACCACACTACATCTGCTTTGATGTCAGTTGTGAAGGTGAAGGTATGGTTCAAACGATCATACAGTTTAGCACCACGTCTCACCACATCATACTTGTTTTTGTGATAAGGTTGATTGGTATCAATCTGAAGCATGTTGAATGGATATGCAATCTCATTCGTCTCACTGTTTGGTGATAGGGTATATTCACGTTCAGTGTTAAAGATCCATCCTTCAGCTTGGACCTGCTTATTGATTTCCCGGAGGGTGTTGAGTACAATAGATACTTCAGGGTTCTGGAGATCTAGTGTGGTGACAGGAGCCTGTCCCACTGAGCTAAGTATTTGATTTACAGCATCCAGTTCGGTGGACGCAGCATAAGTAGGAAAGGGCATAGTTACCTATCACAAAGTAAAAAAAAGGGGAGCCGAAGCTCCCCCAGTAATAACCAAGAATAAATCAGGCGAATGCGGCAGGCTTGGTAGCAGTACCAGCAAACAGTTCAACGCAAGCAGCGGGGTTCAGGTAATCAGCGCCCATGGCGAGCTTACCGACGATCACATCACCCTGGTAGATAATGGAGGTGTCACCGCTGGTGACTTGAACTTGAGGACCAATAGCCTCAACACAACCAGCAGCTTCGCGCTGGAAGATCAGACCACAGCTGTTAGCAAACTCGGTACCAACACCGTACTCGTTGTGAGCACCGATGGAACCGGCGGCAACGGCTGCTTCGTCTTCCATAGCGGAATCAATGAAGCTACCCAGGTTACCAGGAGAAGCAACACCGGTATCGGTAGTACCACCGGAGGTACCGAACTTGGTACCGTAGTTGCTGAAGAAAGGAATGTTGGTAGACTTGAAGATTTCAATACCAGCAATGCTCATCAGACCCTTACCGGACTGCAGGGCGGTACCCTGAACGTCACGGTTGATCAGGATGTTGCTGTTGATACCTTGAAGCAGAGCGTAGTACTGACGAGGGGTCAGGACAGCGCAACGACCATCTTGGGACACGCCCTTCTCATCAAGAGCAGCAGCAGCATCATAGAATGCAGCCACCAGAGCAGCGTCATCATAAGCGTCAGAGAACTCAGCGTTAGAGCCGACGCGGATCTGAGTACCGCCAGGCTCAACGAAGCCAGAGGCAGACACAGGAGAAGCGTTACGAGCACCGTTGGTGATCGCACGGAAGATCAGACGGTCATACTTTTCTGCGAGAGCATAACCAATCTTGCGAGAGATTTCGCTACGCAGGTCGTAATGAGCGAGAACTTCATCCAGCTCGTAGACGAATGCCGAGCTGATCAGCAGGTCGTCAACGGTGATGGTCTTCTCAGCCACCGGAGGTGCACCGTCGGAGTTACCGAGGATGCTGTTGCCAGGCGTATGATATTCCGCCTTGGTACGACCGGTGTAGATGAACTGCATGGACTTACCATTACGGAGAGTCCGCTTCATAACCAGATCACGAGCGATCGTGTTCTGCTGGAAGCCTTTGAACATCTCGCCGCTAAAAAGCTTGAGATACAGGGCGCGGGTGTCCGAGCCAAAGTTAGATGCGCCTAGTTGCGTAAGATCAGCAAGAGGCTCATTGGAATTCTGTTGTGCCATTTTTAAGGAGTAAGAGTAATAGACTTGCTCCCAAACGTTTGGAAATTTTTTGTTTTATTTTTGTGGTCTATCCCACCGTCTAGACGGCAAAGGGTATCTCCGTAGAGGCCAATGCCAATAGGTAAGGGAGGGTTTGCACCTCCCAATGCCGCTTTAACGGACTACCATTTTAGTGTAAGAAACGCCGCGATACTTGTAGGTGACTTTAATAGCCATTGTTAATCTCCAAGTGCTTGACCCCCGTTCCATGATCAAGCTTCATGCGTCCCTTTATAGGGGATGAACGGACGGAGATTAGCCTACAGCAGGTGCAGTAAGAGCAACAGGAGTTACGTCTGCAGCAGCGAGGTCTAGCGGAAAGTTGTGCGCATTACGCTCGTGCATGACTTCAAATCCAAGGTTAGCTTGGTTAAGGATGTCAGCCCAAGTACGCACAACACGCCCCTGACTATCCAGTAGGGACTGGTTAAAATTGAAACCGTTAAGATTAAAAGCCATTGTAGACACACCCAGAGCAGCAAACCAAATACCGACAACAGGCCAAGCAGCCAGAAAAAAGTGAAGGCTACGGCTATTGTTAAAGGATGCGTACTGGAAAATAAGTCGTCCGAAGTAGCCATGAGCCGCTACAATGTTATACGTTTCTTCTTCTTGTCCAAACTTATAGCCATAGTTTTGAGACATGTCCTCAGTCGTTTCCCGAACAAGAGAAGACGTGACAAGGCTACCGTGCATAGCACTAAACAGGCTACCCCCAAATACACCAGCAACTCCCAACATATGGAACGGGTGCATGAGAATATTGTGTTCAGCTTGGAAGACCAGCATGTAATTAAAC